TCGCTGTCGCACTGACTCTGCTGATCGAGGCCATAGTGCCTGACGAGCTGCTGGTGGTTGTGGATGACGCCGTTGTGGACGATGAACCCAGCGCCGGCGGCGTGCGGATGGTTGTTGCGGTTGTCCAGCGGCGAGCCGTGCGTGGCGAAGCGGCAATGTCCGACCACCACCACGGCGTTTCGGCAGCGGTCCAGTTCGTCAAGGCAGGCCTTCGCCGGCCCTGGCCGCTTGAACGTCCGGAGCCGTCCGTTCTCGTCAAGCCACGCCATGCCGAAGGCGTGGTCGCCGCGGCTCTGGGTGACCAGGGCGATGCGCCGCAGCCGGGCAATCTCCGGCCCTATTCCTTCGCTGGTGATGAATCCAAATATGCCGCACATGGTTCTTTCTCCGGTTCATATCTGCGAGTCGTACTTGGCCGCCAGTCGGCGGAACTCGCTCTTGACATGGTCCTGCGGGACCACGTCGCTGATCCAGCCGTACTGGTGTCCGCCGTGGATGCGGGCGTACCCGGCGCCCCATGCGAGGTAGCCAATCAGGCGCTCGGCCTCGCTCTGGCCCTCGCCGGCCTTCTTCCAGCCGCCCTTCAGCGGGTTGGGATTCCACTTCGGCGAGCGCTTGCCGTTGATCGCCCGCTCGGCAAGGCCCAGGCAGACCTGAATCCATCCGAGGACCTTCGTCCCGCTGAGCGACCCGGAGAAGACCCGGAACTCGACCGTCTCGCGGGTGCCGTTGGCCAGGTTGGTCAGGTTCAGGGCGTGGTAGCGATTGCGGTCCAGCGCCGGCTTGGCGTCCTTGTCGTTGCCGTACTTGCGGACCCCGCCGCAGTACGTTCCGCGTTCGCGGCTCTTGGTCCCGGTGATGGCGTAGAGGCCGCGTTCGCAGTAGGAGACGATGGTCACCAGCCGCGCCAGCGCCTCGGCCGGCCAGTCGCGCTTCCAACCGACGTGGACATGCACCCCGCAGCTTACGTTCACGCGGTGGCCTTTGGCATCCAGCGTCCTGAGCACCTCGGCCACCTGCGCCAGGCCTTCCGGCCCGCGGAGGATGGGGCTGACGATCTCGCAGGCGTGGCCGCCGCTGGTCGTGCGGATCGAGCCGTCGCGTTCGGCCTTCCATCCCTCCGGCAGGTACGGAACCTGGATTCCGTAGTGGTAGGAGCCAATCCGCAGTCCGTCGTTCTCGAGGGCGCTTTGGGGCGCTACCGTCTCGATCTCTACTCCGAATGTCATCTCGTTTGCGTTCATGTTTTTCTCCTTCGCTGTTGGTCACATCAGGCCCGATCCATGCGAAAATGCCAAGGGGAAAACATGCTTAAATCGAGTATTTACAAGATGTTAGGTTGGGTAGCCTGGCGGGATTGGCCCATGCAAAAGCCGCTCCACCGCGCCGCGTCGGGCGGGGTAAATCGGCTGGGTCCAAGAGAGAACCCCGGTCCTGGATGGGACCGGGGTGGAAGAGGTGCGGAACCGATGCTACTGCTGGCGGACGGGCCGTCGCAGCCGCGCTGCGCTACGGACGCGGATGGCTCGTTTGGTCTGAGTATTGACCGCGTCCCAGCCGCCGTATGGGCTCTCGCCCGTGATGAGGACGGGCACGACCTTGCCGCTGACCTTCGCGGCGTAGACGCCGCCGATGGTGATCTCGTTCTTCTTCATGGTTCACTTCTCCATAGTGGGGTGTTCCGCGACGTATTGCTCGTCGTGGCGCCGATGGGCCAGCCGGTCGGCCCTGCGGTAGTCCAGGACCATGTGCCGCGCGAAATGCCGCAGGCCGGTCAGCAGTTCGACGAAATGGTCAAAGTCATCCTGGTCCGGGAAACGTACCTCCGATGGATCGACGCCGGTCGTTCGGGCGACGAAGATGCGGACCGCCTCCTTGGCGTGTTCCGCAAGCCGATCGTTGGCACGCTCAGCCGCGTTGCACGGCTGCCCGGTCTGGATCGGGTACGGATTGTCGGATTGAACGTTCCGGTTCTTCATCTATCTCACCTCCTTCTGTTCTTCTACAAGGGCAAGGAACTCGATCATGGCATCCTCGAACACGATGTCCGAGGATGGGTAGTTGCGGCGGTGGCGCGTCTGGACGCAGGACCGCTCCTTGAGGAACTCAAGCGCCACGTTCACCTGCGTGTACGGGGCGTCCAGGGCGACGGCCAGCGTATCGACCGTCGCCCCGTCCGGGCCGACCGACTGCATCGCGTGGGCCACGGACTCGTAGACCTCGCGCGAGCAGCGGTGAACGTAGGACCGGCCGTCCGTGGCGGTGACCGTGCGGACGAGGTGGCCGTCGGCCACATCGAACCGCACGTCGGACTTTCGGAATCGTGTTTGCATGGTCTACTTCTCCTTCTGATCGGGGACGAGCGGTGCGTTTTCCCACATGTCCAGGTATTCCTCGACGGCATAGCGGACGACGTCGCTGGGTGTGATTCGGACCTGCCGGTCCGAGGTCTCCTTACCCGCCCGCTGTACCATCCGCTCGAAGAGCTTCCAGGGCATGATGCAGTGGACGTGGGCCGTCTTGTCGGTGAATTTTCTGCGGGTCATGGTCTACTTGTCCTCCTTTCCCGGCGCCGCATCGCCGACGCGGTGCATCTCGCCTTCGGCGTCGAGGCGGTATCGCGAGGACTCCGTCTGCCAGCGAACGGACTTTGCGCCAAGGTTCCGCAGCCACTTGGCCAGGCCCGCCCATTGCACGAAGTGCCAGACGCGCGCCGTGTAGCGCAAGCGGGCGCCGGAGACGGCGGGGACGTTGGGCTTCCTGTCCTCGTCCTGCCAGACGTTGTCCGCGAAGTCCAGCACGCTGGCCAGGCCGTTGTTGCAATCGCCATCCAGGGCGGGCAGAATCTTTTCTGTGCCACCGGACCAGTCGTGAAGAAGGGACAGGGCAAGCACCTCGACGGCCAGCGGATGCAGCCTGCGGAACTGCGGCCAGAACTCCTCCGGGCCGAGGTGCCGGTGGTCCTGCCACCAGTCCTCGGCGCGCTCTTTGATGAGTCCCTCCAGCCGCGTACAGGCCGCCCTGGCCTTTGCCACCGTCGGGAACGTCGCTTCGATTGTGTAGAACGCCTCACCCATGATGAACTCCTTCCCGGCATATTGCCGAAAGCGGGCGGCCATCTACGCATGGCCGCCCGCAACCTCCATCCTTCACTCGACGTCCTTGGCAGCCGCCGTGCCGGCGGCGATGCCGGCGGCGGTCAGCTCGAAGTGGCCCCGCTCGGTCTTGCGGAACCGGCTGGCGTCGCCCTTCTTGGCGATCTCCGTGATGATTGCCGCGTAGATCGTGGCTGCGGGGGTCTTGCCGCCGGTCTGCCAGTAGCCCTTCTCCAACGCCGTCTTGACGATGTCGCCGCAGTTCATCGCCGTGCCGGCCTCCCGGAGAACGCGAGCGGCGGCGTCCAGGCCGCCGGGCTTCCGCTGCTTTGCGGGCTTGTCGGCCTTGGGCTTGCGCTGCTTGGCGTCCTTCGCGTCCTTGGCCGGCTTCGTGGCCTTCTTCGCACCTGCGCCAACGTCGCCCGCCGGAACCGCACCCTGGTCCTTCTTACCGGTCTTGGCGCCGGGCTCAATGAGCGCCGTCACCGCGAATTCGGCCTGCGAGGACTTCTTCCGCTTGCCCGTTGCCTTCGGGGCCGGGTCGGGCAGGTCGCGTTCCTTGGGCTTGCGCCGGGCCTGCCACTGCTCGACCGTCTCGCCGTCGCCCTTGACAGAGTCCGTGCTGAACTTGACCGTCGCGCCGCTGGGCATGACGACGCCTTCATAGCGACCGTGCCCCAGCGACTTGTCGATGCGCACCGGCAGGAACGTCCCGCCGACCTTTGCGCTGTACACCAGTCCGATTTGAATCTGCTTCTTTGCCATGGTGCTGCTCCTTGTGTTTGGTCCCTTAGGGACGGTTGGTCACAGTCCCAGCTCTTCCGCGAGCCGGGTTTGCTGCTCGTATCCGCCGAGCAGCTCCACGAGCCGCTCGGAAAACCATTCGACCTCTTTGTTGACGGCGGGGTTTCGGGTGCTGACCGGCTGGAGGTAGGAAACGATGGCCGCGACCGCGTGCGGGCTGACATGCTCGCGTATGGCGTCGAACAGCCCGCTCTCGTCATTCTCCGGCACGGTCACGCGGACCTTCTTGCCCTTGACCTCGGCCTCGTATGTCTCCGGTCTTCTTCGTTGGCGCTTCATGGTCGGTCTCCTGGGTTAGCGGCTCTTTACGATGCAAATCTGGAACGTGCTGCCGTCGGCGGTATGGACTACGACGCCGCGGTTGTTGGTGAGGAGGCCCGCCTCCTCGAACGTCTGGACTCTGGCGATCTCCGGGACGGTCACATCGTCCTGGAGCACTTCGTACAGCATGGTTTCGAATTCGTTCTCGTTCATGGTCGTCTCCTTCGCGTTTTGCGTTTCTATGTTCACGACCACATCAGGCCATGGTTTTCCGCCCCCGCCAAGGGAATCCCCGGAAACACATGCATATTTTCGCATACGACATGCTTCGAAGGGGCCAACACTTATGACCGATAGCGAAGATTCCGCAAGAATTGTTCCACCGGTGGATACGCCCCCCGGCCAAGCCGGCGGACCCGGGGCGGTAAACCCGGCGGCGCTGACGGTCGCCCAACTTTCGCGGATGCTGGCCGTGCCGGAGGAGACCATCCGCCGGCACCTGGCGGCGGGCGCTCCGGCCAGCGCCGACGGCCGCGTGAACCTGGTCCACTACGCCGCGTGGCTGAACAAGCAGCTCGCGTCTTCGGGGGAAAACGATGGCGATTGACCTGACCAAACTGACGCAGAGCGAGCTTCTCCAGATCGTCAACAGCACGCCGCAGGGCGAGATGTTGACGCGGTCGCGCCTGCGCCGGCAGATGGACGCCGGGGCTTTGCGCTTCGGCGACGGCACCAGCATCCACCTCGTGCGGTACGTCCGCTGGCTGGTGGATGAGATGGACAGGCCCCGCCCGACGAGGATGGACTACGCCGAGGCCCGCCGCCGGCAGGCCGAGAAGAACCGCGCCGCCACGAAGTCCATTCAGGACATAGCGCCCATCCCGGAGATCGAGGACTACCCGCGCCGCAAGGCGTGCGGGGCTTCCTTTCGCATCTTCTGCGAGATGTACTTCCCGGCCGCGTTCCACCGGGCCTGGTCCGACGACCATCTCCGCGTGATCGCCAAGATCGAGAAGGCTGTGCGCGAGGGCGGGCTGTTCGCCTTCGCCATGCCCAGAGGGTCGGGCAAGACGACACTTGCCCGCTGCGCCGCTCTGTGGGCGGTCCTCTACGGCTACCGGCCGTTTGTCTGCCTGATCGGCGCCGCCGACGATCGCGCCAAGGAACTACTCCTGCCCATCAAGAAGCACATGCTGGAGAACCCGCTGCTGTTGGCGGACTTCCCCGAGGCAGTCCATCCGCTGCGGGCGCTGGAGAATTCCTCGAAGCGCCAGCTCCAGCAGCACTGCCATGGTCGGCTGACGCACGTCCACTGGGGCCAGAACAAGTTGGTCTTCCCGACAGTCGAAGGTTTTTCAGGAGAGGATCTGCCGGCGGCGCTTCGTGACGAGGGCTTGGAGATGAGCCCGTCGTGCGGCTCGATCATCACCACGACCAGCCTGGACGCCAATATGCGCGGCCAGCAGCACACCCGCGTGGACGGCTCGATCATCCGCCCTTCGCTGGTCCTCCTGGACGACCCGCAGACCCGCGACTCGGCGCGGTCGGTGGACCAGACCCACAAACGGATTGAGCTGCTCAACGGCGACGTGCTGGGCATGGCCGGCCCGGGCGAGCAGATCTCGGCGCTTATGACCTGCACGAAGATGTACGAGGGCGACCTGGCCGATACGGTGCTGGACCGTGATGAGTACCCGGAGTGGGACAGCGAATGCACCCGCCTGGTGTACTCCTTCCCCACGAACGACAAGCTCTGGGAGGAGTACTTCGAGGTTCGCCGCAGCGGGGGCAAGGCCGCGGCCAATGAGTTCTACAGCCGCAATCAGACGGACATGGACGCCGATGCGAAGGTCGCCTGGGCAGCGCGCTTCGACGGCAAGGGCGGGGAGATCAGCGCCGTCCAGCACGCGATGAACCTGCGGAAGAAGGTCGGGCCAGAGGCATTCGCCGCTGAGTACCAGAACGAGCCATCCCTCCAGCAGACTTCCGATCAGGTCCTCACGGCCGACCAGGTGATGGAGAAGACCAGCGGGTACAAGCGCGGCGAGATACCGCCGGCCTGTACGAAGCTGACGATGTTCATCGACATCCACAAGGAGGTGCTGTTCTATGCGGTCTGCGCATGGGAGGAGACGTTCACGGGCTACATCATCGATTACGGCACGCTGCCCGACCAGCGGCGGTTGGCCTTCACGCTGGCCGACGCCACTCGGACGCTGGGCAATGCGTTCCCCCGCGCGGGCACCGACGGCGCTATCCACGCTGGGCTTGAACAACTCGTCTCGGCGTACCTGAATCGCGACTGGAGTCGTGGCGGGAGTTTGATGCGAATCGACCGTCTGCTGGTGGACATGGGCTACAAGCCGGGCATTGTCGCCGATGTTAAACAGAAGGCCGGCGGCGCGACGATGATGCTCGCTAAGGGCGTCGGCCTCCGCGCCAGCCGCAAGCCCATCGCCGAGTATGCCCGCAGGCCCGGCGAGACCATCGGGCATTACTGGTACATCCCCAACGTCCGGAAGACCGGCCAGTTCCAACACGTCCTAGTGGATGTGAACTACTGGAAGCGGTTCGTGCATGAAGGTTTTCTGACCGCCGCCGGCGACCGGGGCTGCATCAGTCTGTTCGGCAATGACGGGCGTCACCATGAACTGATCGCCGAGCACGTGGCCCGCTCGGAGAAGTGGGTCGAGGTCATCGGCCCAGGCGGTGTGGTTCGCGAGTGGTCGACCTGGCCGACCCGCCCCGACAACCACTGGTTCGATTGCCTGGTCGGCTGCGCCGCGGCGGCCAGCATGGTCGGCATCAAGCCCGCCGGCGAAGCCGCACCGATGCGCCAGCGAAAACGGTACACGCAGGAAGACCTGCTAAGGAGATAGCCATGACTGATGGAACGGTTCGTAAGACGTGGGAGCCATCGCAGGACAAGCGTGGCCTGGAATGCCGCCACTGCGGATGTAAGCACTTCCGCGTCGTCTACACCCGGCCGACTTACGGCGGGCGGATCATGCGGCGACGGGAGTGCCGGCACTGCGGAAAGCGAATGACGACGTGGGAAAGGGCGGGGGTGTAGGATGAAGCGATCTGCGACAGGACTGTCGAGTAGGGTATTCACCGTAGCTTGTTATTCAGCAAAGGCTTTCGGTCTTAACGTATTGACACCTTGGCCCGCCGTGCTAAGATATACTCTGCAAAGGAGAAGGCACCGCTCTACGTTCCCGCCTTCGGAGGTCTGCGCCGCTCAGTAGTGCTCACATTGGATGGTCTGTCGGCACTTATTGAAAGGGCAAAGCGATGAAGGCGAAATGGCTGATTGGGTTGATGATGTTGTTCTTTGCGGGATGGATGGTGGGCACGGCGAAAGGCTCTTGGTATATTTGCGAAGCCGATAACACCGCTGGAGGGAACGGTCAGTCCATCGCCCTGGGGCCGGACGGGCGGCCACAGATAGCCTATGTGGCAGACAACAATTCTGTCCTGAAATACGCCGTATGGAACGGATCAGACTGGGACATCGAAGTCATCGAGGGCACGTGGGGCTTACCCTCCCTGGCAGTGAACAAGAACGGAATTCCTTGCGTGGTGCATAAGGACCCGTCCAGCATCCGGTATGCCACGAGAACGGCAGAAGGCTGGGAGGCGGAAACCATAGGGTTTGGCTATCTAGGATGGAGCCATTCGCTGGCTTTGCTGCCTAGTGGAGCCCCCGCAGTCGCCTGGGGCAGCGCGGACGGCGTGAAGTACGCTCACCTCGACTCGGACGGATGGCACACCGAAGCCATTGGCTTTTCGGGAAACTATACATCACTGGCAGTTGACTCCCAAGGCAACGCCCACATTGCCTTTCGCGGTTCCCCTCTTGGCGTCACTGTAGCATCCCAAAGTGGGGGTAACTGGAGTTCTACTTACACTGGGATTGGTGGGTTTTACGTCTCTGTAGCGGTTGACGCCTCCGGCGTTCCATATGTCAGTTCTGGTTACGAGGGACTGCATTATGCGACCTACCAGGGATCGTCATGGGTATCCGATCTCGTTGACGAGAACGGTTACTGGGATACATTCATCGCGATTGATCCTGCAGGGCACCCCTGCATTGCGTATTGCGATGTAAACTATTCGCTGAAGTTCGCCCGCCTCACAGAGACGGGCTGGCAGATCGAGCCTATCTACGGAAATGCTCTCAAACCTTCGATCGCGTTTGACGACAGCGGCAATATCTACGTTGCATTCAGCCAAGGGAATAGACTCATGGTAGCCTCCACGGTTCCCATTCCCGAACCCGCCACACTGTCGCTGTTGGCCCTGGGAGGGCTGGCATTGATCCGGCTCAGGCGGAAGTAGCCCAGCCGCAGCCCATAACGATAACTGACGCGTGCGGGCGGCTCTTTCCGGGCCGCCCGCTTGCATGCGCGGCTACCAAACGTCTACCCGTGTAACGATCCGCAAGCCCCGCCGGAATCCGCTTTGTAGCCGCCATCCCGTGGTGTAGATTCAACTCAGACAACCAGGACGCGCGACGCACCGGCTGATCCCCGGGGCGCTGCCAAAGATACGAAGGCTTCTTGGAGCCAAGACTCCAGGGAGCCTTTTTTCTTTGGCTCGCGCGGCCGGTTGTTGGACTTGGGTAATGCGATGGCAGAAGACCTTGACAACGTGATTGAGCAGAACGCGGCGGGACCCAAGCAGGTCACGGCCGACGGTGTGACGGTCCAGCAGCACTCGCTGGCGGATCAGATCGCCGCCGACAAGCACCTGGCGAGCAAGCGTGCCACCGCCGATCCCCGCAAGGCGTTCTGTCGCGTGAAGATCGTTCCCCCTGGAGCCGCGTGAGTGTGAAAAATGCTCGATTGGCTGAGGAACATCCTGGGCAGGCGAGATGAGCGGGCAAGGCCCTTCGGCCTGCGGATTCGCGCGAAGTTTGACTCGGCTCAGACCAACGCCGACAACCGGCGCCACTGGGCCAACGCCGACGGTCTGTCTGCCGACGCCGCGGCCAGCCCTGCCATTCGCCGCACGCTCCGCAACCGTGCCCGCTACGAGGTGGCAAACAATTCTTACGCCCGTGGCATAGTGCTCACGCTGGCCAACGACGTGACCGGCACAGGGCCGCGTCTCCAGATGCTGACCGGTTCGACAGAGCCCACCGAAGGCGACTCGGGCAAGACCAATCAGACAATCGAGCGCGAGTTCATGGCCTGGGCAAAGGCCGTGGACCTGCCCGGCAAGCTCCGCACCATGCGGATGGCCAGGGCGCAGGACGGCGAAGCGTTCGGGATGCTGTTCAGCAACGACAATCTCAACTCGCCCGTCAAGCTGGACCTCAAGCTCATCGAGGCCGAGCAGGTCGCCACGCCGAGTGCGAAGCTGGGCGTCGTGGGGGCGGAACTGGCCGTGGACGGCATCGAGTTCGACCCGTTTGGCAATCCTGTGGCCTACCACATCCTCAAGTCGCATCCCGGCAGTGGCGCGAGGGCTTCCTTCCTGGACTTCGAGCGGGTGCGGGCCGACAGCGTGATCCACTGGTTCCGCACCGACCGGCCCGGCCAGCGCAGGGGCCTGCCGGACATCCTGCCGGCGCTGCCGCTGTTTGCGCAACTGCGGCGGTACACCTTGGCGGTGATCGGCGCGGCCGAGAGCGCCGCCAACATCGCCGTGCTGATGAAGACCAATGCCCCGGCCGGCGGCGAAGCGGCGGAAGTAGAGCCCATGACGGAGATGGAATTCTCGCCGAACATGGCTGTTTTCACTCCGGAGGGTTGGGAGCCCAGCCAGATCAAGGCCGAGCAGCCCGCCACCACTTACGACATGTTCAAGCGCGAGATCCTCAATGAGATCGCCCGCTGCCTGAACATGCCCTACAACATCGCGGCCTGTAATTCCTCGGGCTACAACTACGCTTCGGGGCGGCTCGATCATCAGACCTACTACAAGAGCATCCGCGTCGAGCAATCGCACGTCGAGTCGGTCATCCTGGACCGCGTTCTGGACGCCTGGCTGGCCGAGGCGACGAAGGTGTTTGGCTTGGGCCAGATCGCAGATGCATCGCACCAATGGTTCTGGGACGGCCACGAGCACGTGGACCCGGCCAAGGAGGCCTCCGCCCAGGCCCAGCGCCTTGCCTCCAACACCACCACGCTGGCCAGCGAGTACGCCAAGCAGGGCAAGGACTGGGAGACCGAGCTTCGACAGCGTGCGAAGGAAGTGGCCCTGATGAAGGAACTGGGGTTGACGGTGGCGCAGACGGCGCCGGCCCATACGCCCCAGGAGCAAGTCAAGGAAGATGACGATGGCGACGAACAAGACACCCGGCAATCAAAAGCCGCCTGAGCGGCTATTACTCACGGCGCAGATGGACATTTTTGCCAACGACGCCGGTGCTGACTCCGGCGATGGCAAGTCCACTCTGCCGCGATTCAGCATGGTCGCCTACACAGGCGGGCCGATGCGGGTGGCAGGCTGGCGGCATCCGGTGGTCGTGGACCTGGCCGGGCTGGCGGTCCCGCGGCAGAACGCCCCGATCCGTGAGTCGCACGGCGCTCGCGTCGGCCACGCCGAGAGCATTCGCGTCGAGGCCGGGCAGCTCGTCGCGGCGGGCGTTATCTCCTGCACGGGCCAGGTTGCCCGCGAGGTGGTCGCCGACGCCAAGAACGGCTTCCCGTGGCAGGCATCCATCGGGGCCTCGGTCGAGCAGTTTGAGTTCATCAAGGAAAACCAGTCCGTCCTGGTCAACGGCCGGGACTTCATCGGACCCGTCAACGTCGTCCGCAAGGCGACGCTGGGGGAAATCAGCTTTGTAGACCTCGGAGCCGACGGGAACACGTCGGCCAACGTGGCCGCTTCGGCCAAGGAGAACATCAACATGGACGGTAACGACACCATCAAGCAGGACAAGACCGCAGAGGGCATCGAGGGCAAGGACGCCCCGGCCGCCGCGGCACAGGTGACCGCCGGCACGGAGGCCGGCACGCCTGCCATCAAGGCCGCGGCCACGACCGCGACAGCCGGCGCCGGCATCACCGCGACGTGCGTCGCCGAGATGCGCGCCAGCGCCGCGGCCGAGCAGGAGCGGATCGTAGCTGTGCGCAAGGTTTGCGGCGACACCCACGCGGAGATCTGCGCCAAGGCCATCAAGGATGGCTGGGACGTCAACCGCACGGAACTGGAGGTGCTGCGGGCCGACAGGCCCAAGGCGCCGGCGGCGCACATTCCCGACAACTCCATGACGGGCTCGGTCCTCGAGGCCGCGTGCATGCTCACCGGCGGCGTCAAGGGCGACGCGGTGGTCGCCGCTTTCGGTGAAAAGTCCGTCGAGGCCGCTGACAAGCGGTTCAAGGGCGGCATCGGCCTGCAGGAACTCTTGCTGGAGGCCGCGTGGGCCAATGGCTACGACGGCCGGAACTTCCGCGACAGCCGCTCCGTGCTGCGGTTCGCGTTCGGCCACGCCGGTGGAATCCAGGCCGGGTGGTCCACCATCGACATCGGCGGCATCCTGTCCAACGTCGCCAACAAGTTCCTGCTGGAGGGCTTCTTCAGCGTCGAGCGGACCTGGCGGAACATCTGCGCCGTGAGGAATGTGTCCGACTTCAAGACGGTCACTTCCTACCGGCTGATCGGCAAGGACCAGTACGAGATCGTCGCCCCCGGCGGCGAACTCAAGCACGGGACGCTGGGCAACGAGTCCTACACCAACAAGGCCGACACCTACGGCCTGCAGCTGGCCATCGACCGCCGGGACATCATCAACGACGATCTCGGCGCAATCACCACCGTGCCCCGCAAGCTCGGCAGGGGTAGCGGCCTGAAGATCAACGACGTGTTTTGGGGCATCTTCCTGAACAACGGCTCGTTCTTCACCGCCGGCAACAAGAACTACACCACCGGCGCCGACACGGTGCTGTCCATCGACGGGCTGACGAAGGTGGAGAAGCTCTTCGCCGACCAGGTGGACTCCGACGGCAAGCCCATCGGCATCCAGCCGGCCGTCATGCTGGTGCCGACGGCGCTGAGCGCCATGGCGACCATGCTCTACAAGAGCCTGGAGATTCGCGACACCACGGCCAGCACCAAGTATCCCGTGGCCAACCCGCACCAGAACAAGTTCCGCGCGGAGGTCAGCCGCTACCTGTCCAACTCCAGCTACACAGGCAACAGCGAGAAGGCGTGGTATCTGCTCGCCGACCCGGCGGACCTGCCTGTCATCGAGGTGGCGTTCCTCAATGGCCAGGAGTCCCCGACCATCGAAACGGCGGATGCGGACTTCGGAACGCTCGGAATCAGAATGCGCGGCTACCACGACTTCGGCGCCTCCCTGCAGGATCCCAAGGGCGGCGCAAAGGCAAAAGGTGAGGCCTAAGCCTCCATCTGACAGGAGATAACGAACATGGCACAGAACTATCAGGCAACATTCATTCAGGAAGGCTTGTCCATCGACTACACGCCCGGCTCGGCGGTTGCCGCCGGCCAGGTTGTGGTCCAGGGCAGCATGATAGGCGCGGCGAAGACGCCCATCGCCGCAAACGCCCTGGGCGCTCTGGCGGTCCGGGGCATCTTCGACGTGGTCAAGGCCAACGAGCAGCAGGCGCTCGGCGCTGCCCTGTACTGGGACGCCGACGGCAACCCGTACAACGGCACGGCCGGCACGGGTTGCGCGACGACCACCAGTTCCGGCAACACCTTCATCGGCTTCGCCCAAGTTGCGGCTGGCGCCACGGACGAGGTTGTGCGCGTGTTGTGGAGCGGGCCGGTGGCGCTTACCAACACGGTCCACAACGCCCTGACGGCCACCATCGACGACCCCGGCAATGCGGGCGCAATCCCGGTGACCGACACGGGCCACTGCGAGATCGTCACGGCCGGGGCCGAGACCAGGACGCTGGCGGCCCCGACGTACCTGGGGCAGATGCTCCTGCTGTCGATGAAGACCGACGGCGGGGACGCGGTTATCGCCGTGGCCACGGGCATCAACCAGACGGGCAACAACCGGATCACCATGAACGACGCGGCCGACTCGATCCTGCTGGTCGCCGTCGCCAGCGGCACCAACATCCGCTGGCGCGTGGCCTACAACGACGGCTGCACGCTGAGCACGGTGTAAACCGCGGCGGTTGGCACGGAGGCTTGGGCTATGGGTGACCTTCTCCGGCAAGGAAGCCAGTGGCTGGCAGGCGTGCTCAAGCAGCACGCCTCCAGCCCGGTCACCTACAGCCGCCCTCCGGCGGACGACGAGGGCGAGACGCTCGAGTTGGAGATCGCCGCCACACTGGGCAAGACCGACTACGAGAAGTCTGACCAGTACGGCCTGCCGGTTGGCGCCACAGCCACCGACTTCCTGGTCCCGGCAGCGGACTTCACGGGAACCTTCGGCGAGCCTCAGGTCGGCGACAGGATCGTTTTCGCGGGTGCGGTGTACGAAGTGCTCGAACTGCCCGGACAGGGCTGCTGGCGGTGGAGTGATGGGTTCGGCAACACAATGCGAATTCATACCAAGCGGATCGGAGCGGAGTAACGACCATGTGCCCCAGCGAACAGTACGAGAACGTATGCAAGGGCGAATTCAGCGAATTGCACGTCAAGCTGGACCGCATGGATGTGGCCATTCGCGGCAACGGCAAGCCGGGACTTAACACCCGCCTGGACCGGCTGGAGCAGGATGCCAAGCGCCAGGCCCGTTTGGTCTGGCTGATCGTAGGCGCGGCCGTGACGCTGGCGGGCACGTCGGCGTGGCACGCAGTATTCGGAGGTTAGCAAGTGGCACTGGTGATCGACATCGCGGACGCGGTGGCTGGCCTGCTGAACGGCGACGACGCGGACTTCTCGCAGGACTTCGAGGCCCAGCGGCGGGTCCGGCCGAACGTCGAGCTTGCGGACCTGACCGATCTGCGCGTGACGGTGGTGCCCAAGGGCTTTGAGGCATCCGTCGCCAGCCGGAGCCTCAGCCAGTACGACGTCCAGGTGGACGTGGGTATCCAAAAGAAACTGCCTGCCGGCGGCGACGAGGACACAGAGGTGCCCGTGATGTGCGGCTTGGTCGAGGAGGTCGCGGACTTCCTCAAGGGCAAGCGTCTGGAAGGGGCCGGCTGGTCCGCGTCCTGGGTCCGCCCGGCGACGAACGAGCCGGTCTATTCGACCGAGCACCTGGCCGAGAAGCGGGTGTTCACGTCGGTCCTGACCCTAACCTACCGGGTGATGCGGTAGAGAGGAATCGAGATGGCCTATCAGCGCAAATGGCTTCAGTCGGCCGACGTGATGGTCTGTCAGACCACCGGTGCGGTCCTGGTTCGGGCCTTGTCATCCTCGGCGCAGGGCGACTTCGATCTGCTGGAGTTCCCGCTCTACCACACGGAGGGCATCGAGGATGTCGTCTGGGATGTGCGTTTCGCCCTGGCGGAACTGACCGACCCTGCCTTCGCCGCGCCGCTGCTTGCCGGGGACACGAGCGTCTCCTTCGCGGGCTTGTTTGCCCGCGTGGACTATCGCGGCGTGCCCGGCGGGATCGAAGCCCTGACGGCAGACGGCATCGCCACCAAGATGTCCGAGGCCGACTCCCTTCTGAAATCCGGCCTGCTGCTTGTGCCCGCCAGTGCCGCGGCGCTGGCCAGGTTCATCCCCGGCAAGAAGTACATCCGCCGCTCATCGCAGAAGGCCCGCGGCCATGACCAATGGAGCGTCAACCATGACGAAATCATCGTTTGGTAGGCTTTTGGCGGCGGCCGCGGCCCTGGCCAGCGTCCTGCTGACGGCGACCGCCGCGTGGGCTTGCATGTTCCTCGTTCCGCCCTACGCGGCCATCGAATACAACGCTGACGAGGCCCTGGCGCTTCACGGGTCGGCGGAAGCCTTCGACAAGGCGGCCCCGACGCATCTTCGCGACGTTATCGCCGGCGACGCTACGCACTGGTTCAATCGCGACGTGGGCGAAATTACCACGCTGCGGGGCTATGCCCACATCGGCGTCCAGGGCGCTACCCAGCAGCAGGCCAACGCCAACGTCCAGCTCATCCAGATCTGGGGCTGGCTGGACACCAACGGCAACGGGGCAGCCGACGCCGGGGACACGACCACGGCGTGGACAAAACTGGTCGAACACACGCCCAGCGCCAACGGCGGCGACGGCTCCGGCGGCAACGTGGTCGGCTGGGACGTCACATACCCGCCCTCGCCTGCCATTCAGACATCCACCTGGCAAGGCGACCTGCTCCAGGGCCAGAGCATCCCAATCAATCCCGGCGAGTCCTGGCTGCTGCTGATCCGGGTGGTGGACATCAGCGGCACCACGAACCTCATGGCGGCCGTCGGCGGTCTGGAGCGGTGGGACAACGGGGCCGAGGACGGCATCGGCAGCGATGTCACCGACGAGCGGTATGTGGACGCCAAAGGCAACACGCCCGGCACCACCGACGGGCGGATACAGGACAAGCACGTGACGTGGGTGTACCGCCCGCGCCTCAGGTAACAAGGAAAGGAAACCGACATGTTGAAGCGCGCAATGGCGACGTTGATGTTTATGGCAGTGGCGATGGCGGCGACGTGGGCACTGGCTCAGACGGGCCAGACGGACAATACGGGCAATAAAGCCCTGGCGGCCGCGGTCAAGCAGGCTTCCAACGCCAAGGACACGGCGACTGCCCTGGCCAGGGCGACGGAGCTGGAGGCATCCGACGCCAAGGACGCCCTGTGGGCCGACAACGCCCGCACGATAGCCAACCTGATGTGGAGGTCGGGCAAGCACGCCGAGGCCGCGACCTGGCTGGACGAAAAGGCCGCGTCCCTGGCCGCCGACACCGCCGACCTGGCGGGCGACGTGCGCGATCAGCGCAAGAGCGCTCTGGTCGGCGGCTGCCTGGACCTGGTCAAGCTCGAAGCCGACCAGACCGCCCGGGCCGCCCTTGCGCGTACAGCCCTGACGATCAGCGACACCAGCAACGGGGCGTTCCTGGCCCTGTACAACGCGCTGGCAGCGTCCCAGAAGCACGACGACGCCCTCAAGGCGTGCCTTGACTACTCCGGCAAGGCCGCCACGGCCGAGGCGATGCGGTCTCGGCGGCTGGCCCTGATGGTCAATCTCAAGCGGATGGGCGACCTCAAGGCCGAGGCGACGGAGTATCTGAAAGTCGCCACCGATCCGGCGGGCGCTACCAAGGCCCTCGCGCACGTGCTGCCGACCGATGATGTGGCCTTGTGCTGCGGTCTGACGGCCCAGCAGGTGCTCGACGGCCGCAAGCTCGAACTCCGCAGGGTCGAGGGCAAGCTGAACTCGCAGATGTTGCTGGCGCTGGCCGACCAGCTCACCAAGGGCGGAACGGCCAGGCCACTGGCCATCAGCGACGACGCCAAGGCTCTTGCCGACACGCTGACCGGCGCGCCGCTGGCGGCGTTCCTCATCCCGCTGCTGAGGGGCGAGTACCCGGCCGCCTTCCGCGAGGCATACGCCAGGGCCAAGGCCGCCGAGAACGACAGGGACTACGTCGCCTGGGTCAACGCGGCCGCCGGTGCGATCCGCTGCATGGAGCAGCACTACAACGGCAAGGCGCTGGAGTTCGTCAAGTTCGTCAACGGCACCGTGGCAACCAACCCCGTCGCAGACCTGGTGAACCCATGAACAGAATGACAATCGCAATCGTGACGCTCTCGTGCGCGGCATGGCCGGCGTCGGCCGCCGATCCCCATCGCCCGAAGGTGCCTGAGAACAGGGCAACTGTCTTGCTGCATGTGGCGCTGAATGAGCGTGCGGCGGTGGCCGTCGTCGGCCCGAAGCCCTTCGGCGCTGACGAGTTGTACGGCGGGCGGGCTATCCGCCTGGTTCTCTCCTGCGAGGATGATCAGGCCCTGCGCGACCTGTTGACCCGCGAGGGGCTGACGCTCCGCAACGGAGGCGAGGCCCGCAAGCCGCCGGAGTTCTTCACGGCGGTGGCCTGCAACTCCAGGCAGCAATTCAGCCGCGAGGACGCCGCCCTTGAGAAGATCGACTCGCCCTCCCCGCTAGGGGCTCCAAGGGCCGGCGTCCGCGTGCTGCGGTTCGCAGACTATAGAGACGTGGCGCGATCGGCGGCAGCGGCGGACTATGCCTCCGCCCACCCGGATGAGAAGTACATCGTCATCGCCGAGCCGGCCGGGCTGTCCGTAAATGCCCTCAAGGTGCTTGCCGGCCCGAACATCGTCGCCGTGGTGGTCGGACACAACCACGCCGCCGAGGACAGGCCGGAGGACTACGCCCAGGCCGCCGAGGAGGTCAAGCGGGTGGTCAAGGTGATCCGCATGGTCTCCGACGCCCCGGTGCTGCTGGCGGTCTCGGCCACCAACAAGTTCACCCACAAGACCGAGAAGTCCTGGCCCCAGGCTTTTGGCGACGATCTGGCAGGCTTTGACGGCTGGGCGGTGTCCGGCCTGGCCCTGTTCCCGGCCATCCTTGAGGCCCCTGCCAACCCCCGCGAGCGCGTCCTGGAGCGGCTGGGGTTGGCGGCTCTTGGCGATCTTGGCGAAAGGCCCTGCGTGCTGATCGAATTCATGGGCACTAACAAGTACAAGCCCGCTGACGTGGAGCACATCCGCAAGGTTTGGCGGGCCAAGGTCCCGCTGCTGCTGAAGGCGATGACCCGGCAGGAGTGGCGCGGCTTGGTGGTCTGGTCGGACAGCATCAACGACGCCGCCCTCAAGGCCGAGGCGCTTCAAGCGGTCACGGCAGCGCAGGCGGCACAGAAGCAATAATTGGCAATCATTGGCAAAAACCGTCCCCACGGGACGAGAACACAGGAGAGATAAGCCATGGCAGGCGAAAACTTCGTACTCGGTAAGGACTGCAAACTGTACTTCGGCGACGTGCCGCTGGACGGGGTCACGGAGACAGCCGCGACGATGGATTGGACGGAGCTCGACAACGCCCTGGACGTCAACCTCAACCTCTCGACAGGCGAGGCGGACATCACCACGCGGGCCAACAACGGCTGGAAGGCGACGGCCGCGACGCTCAAGGAAGGCTCCATCGAGTTCGAGATGCTCTGGAAGCCGACCGATGCGGGCTTCGCGGCCATCATCGCCGCCTGGCTGGCCGGCTCGGAGATCCCGATTGCCGCGCTGGACGGCGCGATCACGGTCGAGGGCAAGAAGGGCCTGGTGTCCAACTGCTCGGTGACGAACTTCAGCCGGTCCGAGCCGCTGGAGGAGGCCGTCAAGGCCAGCGTGACGCTCAAGCCGTCGAGCTTCACCGAGTGGTACGTCGTCCCGGAACCGGAAGCCTGATACCTGACCGATTTACTCGGAGTTGGGAGAGAACATGAGAACCTTTCGTGACAACGCGGGCCGGTCCTGGAATCTCGCACTGAACGTCTATGCCGTCAAGAAGGTCCGCGACCTGCTGGGCGTGGACCTGCTGGACCTGGGTGGTGAATCGGCGACCGGGTCTTCTGACAAAAAGCCCGGCCTGCTATTCAGGCTGATCGCCGACCCGGTGCTGCTGGTGGATGTGCTGTACGTCGTCTGCCGGGACCAGGCCGACTCAGCCAGCGTCACCGACGAGCAGTTCGGCCGGGCCATGGGCGGCGACGCCATCGACGCGGGGACCAAGGCGTTCCTCGAGGAGCTGGCGGATTTTACCCCGAGCCCGCGCGACCGGGCGCGGGCCAGGAAGGTGATCGCGACGACGTGGGCGATGATCGACAGGGCGCAGGACGTGCTGGACGCCAAAGCGGAGAAGGAACTGCCCGCG